AACATGGAATCCGCGCCGTCGATCAGACGCAATCGAGAAGCTGCTAAGGCCTAGAGGTCGCACGGCAGAGAATTCGATTGTGGTTAGGGCTAATTACACTGACAATCCGTTTTTGCCTGCAACGCTCCTAGCGGTTGACTTAGCTCGTCCTGCAATTGCTCCAAATAAGGTAGATCAGCGGGTATACTAATGATATGGGTGGAGTCATATTCACGCCCCATGCTTTTCTTGTAAGCATTTTCAAACCTTGCCCTAAGACTAAACCACGCCTGCGCTTTTAGGTTGTGGTAATGATCTTTATTGCGCGGCGCGCGAGGATTGCGCGGGTCAATCCTATCGTCTGGATTAGTAACGCTCATGCCGCCATTCCAAGCGGTCAATCTCATCCCTGACGGTTGCTCTTTGCGCCGCCCCATGCCAGCCCATGCGGTTAGGACGCTCTCGCCAACGCCAGCGCTATCGTAAAAGTTTTCATCGCTCCCCAAATCGCGCCAAATGCCCATGGCCTTGCGAAGCGTCAATTCGCCGTCCAGCCCATTCCACTTGTCTAGGCCGATCAGGGTTGATCCGCGCCGGGTTGCGCAAGCGTTTTCATCGCCGCCGTCATCCGCCCCTGCAACGTCCAGAGCGCCAAATGTGCGGCCTGTAGGGTCAATATCCAATCCGATAGCCGCATCTACCCATAGAGACGGGATAACGACCTTACTGCCCATGCTTTCGTAATCGCCTAGCCAGACATGGGCGAAGTTGTCGGGATTGTTGATTTTATCGCTTTCCGCTTCCGCTAGGAGCGTTGCAGGACGAGCTAAGTCAACCGCACAAGAAAGAAAGCGGGACTGGCAAGGTTATGGTTGATAAGCAACCAGACGATGCGCAATCCCCCAATCTGGCAGACGCTGTAGTTATGGCTTACTTTCCGCTTGCCAGCAAGGCGAGCATTTTGGATGTGCTTTAGGGAAATATGCGATATGCGATGATGTCGCCACCGCTGGCGAAATGTTTCCAACTCCAATTGCCAGCGCTAAATTCTGAATTACACTCGCCACTGCGAAACTTAACTTCGCAATCTGCGCCTTCCGCAACCGGGCACTCCCCGCCGTACCATTCAATCCATTCATGTTCTTTGGGCGCAAGCGCCGCATCCAGTGCCAACCGCAAGTCGCGGATGAGCCACCCGGTCGAGTGAAGACAATGCTCTAGGCTTTGCCCGCTATAAGGATTGCCCTTTCCAGAATCCCTCGATAATTCGCCATCTTTGATCACGTCCAAATAACGATGCCGCAATTTTTCATCGAGAGGCGTTTGACCTTCCGGCACATTCCATCGGTTGTCACCACACTCTTTGAGCGCGCGCAATTCCGCAAACTTGGCTTCGATCAGAGCAATGGCTTCGCGGTCGTCGGCGTCAAGATCAATGGTATAGCGCAAGCCCCCAAGGTGAGTGGAAACCACTTCCCGATAAAACGTCTCCGCCTCACTCACTTCCTTCCGCCCATGCAGTTCGTCGAGCGTGAGAGCGTGGGCGCGGATTGATTCAACGATACGCGGTTGGGCATCTGACAAATGTCTTGCGTCATTCCAATCATCAAATCGCGCTTTTCGCGCAGCTTCATTCATGCTTTCCAGTGTTGGTTCGGTCATATTAAGCGCTCCTGATCTCGCCAGTGGTAAAAAACATTCCGCGCCGCACCATTTCATCATGGGCCATCGCGCGGACTTGTGACTTTTTGCAACGAAAAACCCAAACCTGATTGGCGTTTGCGTTGGGGTGAAGCATTTCGATCTGATAAAGCATTATCTTGTCCTTCCTTGTTTCGATAGATATCCTCTAAACCCTAGCCCCCTTTCTGTCAATAGCCTATTTGCCCCAAATGCAAAATTTCTCCGATGGCCTGATTAACGCGCTAACCGGCTCCGGTTCAACCGTTGATAAGCGTTTCAGCTATGTGCACTCGTTTTCAAGCCAGCTAGACCCGGCACAGATTGACGCAGCCTATCGGGATGACTGGATTGCCCGCAAGGTCATCGACGTTCCAGTCTCTGACATGACGCGCGGTGGCTTGGATATTCAGCTAGAGACAGGCGAAATCACCCGTTTCGACAAGGCCAATAAGCGCCTTGGCCTCTATCCGAAAATCAAGAGGGCGCTAACCCTTGGCCGTCTAGGCGGGGGTGTTATGCTGCTAGGCCTGCCCGGTAGCGCAGACCTAGAGGCTAAGCCTGCCCCATTGTCCTATCTGCATGTCATGTCCGCACACCGCGCCCCCATTGGCCCGATTATCCGCGACATATCCAACACCTATTATGGCCAACCTGCATATTACACCATCATGGGGCAAAGCGGAGCGGTCAACGTGCATCCTAGCCGCGTCATTCCGTTCAAGGGCTTGCCAGTAAGCGACCTATACGAAAACGGTGATGATCGCCAAGTCTTTTGGGGCGATAGCGCGCTTCAACCGTGCATCAATGCCATCAACAATGCGACCATTGCCCAAAACGAAATCGCGGCCCTGATCGCAGAGGCCAAGGTTGACGTATTCTCGATTAGTCGCTTGGCGGATATGCTGCTAGGCGAAGACGGTGACGCTGTTGTGCGCAAGCGCTTTCAGGCCGTGGCTAACGCTAAGTCAATCCATCGCGCGGTTGTGCAGGATGCAGAAGATAAATGGGAGCAGCGCCAAATCACATGGGCCGGTATGCCGGACGTGCTGAAAGCGTATCTTTCGATTGTCGCGGGTGCGTCTAACATCCCGGCAACCCGGCTTCTGGGCAAGAGCGCGGACGGCATGAACGCGACTGGCGAAGGCGATTTGCAGGACTATTGGCAGTTCATCCAAGGGCTGCAATCGGACTATCTCGATCCGGCACTAGATCGCATTTTGCCGTGCATTCAGGCCGAAATTGCGACAGGCGATATTATCTATTCATATCCGCCGCTGCAAGTGCCAAGTGAAAGCGAGCTTGCCACGATTGCCAAGCAGAAAGCGGAAACGTCCAAAATCTATCACGATATGGCCGTTTTGCCAGAAGCTGAATTTTCGCAGGCAATTGCCAATCAGCTTATTGAGGACGGCACATATCCCGGCCTAGATCAGTCGATTAAGGATTTGCCTGATAATTGGGCAGAGCAAATCATTGCGGAAAATGAGGCCCGGGAAGCTGAAATTGCAGCGCAAGAGGCGGTCAATGCGCAAGCTAAATTTGGAGACATGGCCCCGAGATCGCTTTATGTGTCGCGACGTCTAATCAATACAGACGAATTTACGGCATGGGCGAAATCACAAGGCTTTGAAAATGTCAATGATGATTTGCATGTAACCGTTCTTTATTCTCGCCAGCCGGTCGATTGGATGGCTATGGGCGATAATTGGAGTGATAATGGCGAGGGCGGGATTACAATTCCGCCGGGCGGGCCGCGCATTGTCGAGAAGCTAGGCGAAAATGCGATTGTCCTGTCTTTCGCGTCTAGTCATTTGTCATGGCGTCATACGGATATGGTGCGCAACGGCGCAAGTCACGATTGGCCAGAATATCAGCCGCATGTGACGATTGCAAGCGGCGATATTGACTTGTCCAAGGTTGAGCCATTCCAAGGCGCTTTGAAATTCGGGCCTGAGATATTTGAGGAAATCAAGGAATGACAGACCAAGCAACAGATTGGCTGTTTGCCGGGGGTGGGCTGCTAGCGCTAGGCGCGGGCATGAAGTGGCTATGGGATTCAATCTTTAGTCGCCTAGATAAGCGGGAGGCTGAAATCGAGCGGAAGGAAGAGGAGCAGGTGACAGCACTTAAAGAGCGGGTATCCGTGCTTGAAGGGCTTGTTACAAGACAGGGTGAAGAGTTGCGCCGTCTATCCTTGGGGCTTGACATCCTGATCGCCAAAGAGCAGCGAAACGAGCCGGAAAGTGTCGAGTTGCAACAGGTCATGAACATTATCGCTACAGGTGGTCCCCTGAAGGATGGCGCGCATGTCTAACATTGACTGGCCTCTGGATAGCAATGCAATCCGGCGCGGATTGGAAAACCATACATTCGGCATGGTGCGCAATGGCGGAACTCGCGCGCATCAAGGTTGGGATTTTTACGCGCCAGTAGGAACGCCGTGCTATGCAATCGCAGACGGCGCGGTTGCCATGATTTACGAAAGCGAAGCCTACGGACTGGTTATTGTGTGCTCATTTAAGCATGACGGGCGCACACTTTACGCGGCCTATGCCCATTTGTCAAAAGCGAGCGTCAAGCAAGGTATTGTTGTCCGTAAGGGCCAGCGCATTGGCTTGACCGGCAACAGCGGCAATGCCGAAACAATGCGCGGGCTAGATCAGCACTTGCATTTTGAAATCCGCGAAATCCCAAGGCCGGGCAAAGGGCTTGAAGGGCGCAAGTCACCTATGGAAGTATTTGCGCATTGCCCGCTAAAGACTGCCGTGCGCCGTGTTGGTTAATCTGGAAACACCAGACGGGCGTAGGATCGCCGCCCGCTTCTGCACAACAATGGGCGAAGGGCTTAGTAATCTCGGTCATCATCCGGCTCCCATGTTGATGGGTCTTCGATCACTTCAAGTTCAAACCGATCATATTCCTTGTCTGTGAGCTTGACAGATTCCGCGTATCCCATGCCTTCGCTGTCGATGCGCTCAATCCAAGCGTCGTCTATTTCGACTTCTGGCGGCGAGCCGGGGTCATAATGCTCAGGCGTGCCGAACATTCCAGACGGACCGCTTCCCCCGCGAAGGGTGTAGTCAATGCAGACTTCTGTTTCGCGGTCGTCTCTGAGAAAATACCGATTGTGGATCATCACCCCTCTCCCTTCAAAGCGCGGATTTCGGCGGCGCATCGTCCGCACGCGAACCTTTCACCAAAGGACGCCAATGGTTGCCCTGCTGAATATTCGGGGCTTAAAAATACCTGCTTTTGAGCGTCACACACTTGAGCAGCGCTCTCCAACACCGCATCGCGATACGCCTCGAACGCAAGCCGCAATTCCACTGGCGGATTGTCATTGCCACAATAGGTGGCGGCTGCGGCTTTGGGGATGGGGTCATGGCCAATTCCAAAACAGAAAGGTTGTCAATCCGAGGCAGAAGGCGAGAAACGCCAAGCATCCGCTTTCGTTGTCGTCGCGAACCATTCCCGCTGCGCAGAAGACAATCAGTGTGAGCGCGATCATTCCAGCCTGAGCGAGGGTCATAGTGACTCCTCCGGAATGTAGGCGATGATGTCGGTTGGCGTGCCATCATGCGACCAGCGGAAAAAGGAAGCGCTGCCTTCCAAGTCAAATGGATATCTGCGTAAAATGCAAAGAACTCGCGCCTTAGGCGGCACCGGGCATTCCCCGCCGTCATGAGCAATCCAGCCATCGGCGATCTGTTCGTCAGTCAGCATCATTCCCCTCCCGCATGTGCGCGCAGACAGGCGGCGACAAGGGCTTGGGCTGGGGTGGGGGCTAGAACTCGCATTGTGTCATTATACTCTTGTTCTGTTGAGCATACCCATGCCCAACACTCTCCCCCGCCTCCGCCGACACCATAATCAAACCCTTCCGGCAAAAGCGTCATGGCTGCGTCGAGTGAGGCGGTGTAGGTAGGAAGTGCTATCCATTCACCATATCGGTAATGCTCCCGCCAGCAATACCAACCACCGTCAGCTTGATAGTCTTGCATGACACATGCCCATCCAATCGCCCTTGCAATCTCCGCATCGACCGCCCGATCAGCAACGAGCGCGTCAATAGCCGCCTCGTCCTTAACCTTGGACTTGGCCTTTTCAAGCTCATCGTCCTTTTCAGCCATCTTCTTGTCCATGTCTGCAAGCTGCACCTTAAAGGCGTCAATCTGTGCAGTCATTTTATCAAAGAGCGAAGTCACGCCCTTTGCATCATCGAGGGGGACAGAAACCCCATCAAAAGTCAAGTGTTCCATGTATTTCCTCTTAGCTGGAATTGCTTGGGGGTTACTATCGCAGATAGCGAATTGAGGGGCGCTATCGGGGATTTTCAGAGTTTCGCCGCCGCGCGCCTTATCAACAACTGCCACATGATTAATGCGGATATTGCGTTGCACTGCGTCATAGGTTTGCCCGTCCGGGGTAACGCCGGGAGTTGCGTCAATGACTGCCAGATAGCCCGCGCTCAATTCGCGCTTGCCGCTGTCAATGGCTTCAATCGTCGGGCCGTCCATCACAAGCATGTTGACGCGGACGCTTTCACCGTCGCGGATAACATCGCCGCCGATTGCGCCCTTGGCCAGATCGCCCCAATTATGGGCCTTGACACTCTCGCCAGGATGGTTATTAGTGACGGGCTTGAATGCGTAGCTTGCCATGCTATCAGCAGCAAACACTTCGCTTTCAGGGCGGTAAATTTTGACAATGGAGTTAGGCGCACGATCTTTGAAATGATCGCCGAGCTCGCTGGCCAGATAATCCTGAACGCCAGTGCGCGCGACAAGGGTTGACACCGCGAGATAGCCGTCTGCGGTTTTCTTGCGCGATTGGATAGGGGCCTTGTCGAAAAATTCCATGTCAAGGGCAAATAAGGGCTTGCAAAAAAATAAACTAGGGTTTATTTGAAATTATGGAAAAAGGAGATTTTGATATGGTGAAATATGTGATTGGTGAAGGCGGATGGGAGGACATTACGCCGGGGAAGCGGTATGAAGTTTTCAAGCGTCAGGGCGGCCCCGATTATATCATTGATGATGTCGGAGATGACAGAGAATACATATTCCATGACTGGCCAATCCACCAGACCGGAAAATCAGACGCTGAACTCCTAGCAGAAATTGCCGCGCGCAATCCAGATTGGAATTTGCCGGAAGCGCCGGATCGGGCGGAATCTATTATGAGAGAATGGCGCTCGGAGTGGGACTTTTCGGAATTGGGTCAGCTTACTATGTCAGATGACTTCGGCCTTTTCATCGCCCGCAAACTTTTGAAGGAAGGGGTAATCAAGTGACAAAGCTAGTAATTGGAAAAGAAGTCGAAAAAGAGCCTGAAATTCATTTTTGGCTTGAACCGAATGGCGAAAGCGTCCGCATAATGGCCGATGCTGGAGATTGCCAGCAAATTCTTGCGGAGATTCACCATGATGGCAAAATCAACGCAGCCACCATTTACAATCGAGAATTGATCAAATTCTTCGGCACGAGCATCCCATTCGCTAACCTATCATAGCCGATTTAGCGCAACCGCAATAAGGCAACTCCCCCGGCATATCGTCGGGGGGCTTGCTGAATAGGTATATCTTGTTATCACGCGCGACGTGCTCCGGCCTTGGATGCAGCTTTCCAGAGTGTCGCCACTTCCATTTTTTGATACCAACGTCCAACATGCGTTCGGTGTCAAGCTGGCTTGTCAGCTTTTGCAACTGGTCGCTGGCAATGCGAACGGCGCGCTTGCGGCTAACCGCAACTACCTCTTGCAACTCTTTGGCCACTTGCCGCGCGGGCGTCCGGCCCTGCAATCCGCGAAAGATGACATCGCTCATCTTGCCTTGCGTTGTGGCGGATATGTCCTTAATCAGTGCCAAATTGCGCGCTAGGAAAGTCTCGACCGTATCGCCGGACAATGCGCCTGCTAGAGCCGTGTCGATTGCTACGCCGGTTGCGGTGAATGCGAACTGGGCAAACTTGGCCTTGTGCCACTCGACAATTCGCACGGCATAGTTGCGCAGTCGAGGGTTGATCCCCAATACCAGAATTTGCGAGACGCGCTCAGCTTCATCTAGCACTTGGCCAGCATCTTGCGCATTGTCGATTTGCAGCGGAGTAGGATTGTATGCGGCCATGAGGCGCGGGATTTGTGCGGCCCAATGATCGACAACCACGCGATTGATTTTGGCCAAGTCTGACTTTTGTGCCAGTGTCGGGCGGATTGTCGGTAGGGTTTTGGTGCGACCGCGATAGATAGCTGGCAGATTTAGGATCATGTGCGAAAAATAATTGAAAATCGCAAAATAAAATAGGGTTTACGGGTTGACATGCTTTTTGGCATGGATTAGGGATGTGGGGCAAAGGAGGATGATATGACTGACCAACCAGAAAGCCCGCCCGCGTTTCCGCGCGATCACCGCCACCTTGGGCACAACGGCATGACGCTTCGAGACTATTTCGCGGGGAAGGCCTTCCAATCCGTCATTGACGCCGAGCGCGAACGGTGCGCCGGGATTGTGAATGAGCGAGATGCGCTGATGCAAGCACTTGTCGCGGCCCACGAGGATAACCTCTGGAATGAATACCACACCGGCAGTGTGCGCGATGGTAGGTGGACGCACATGTTCATGAGCGACGGAGAATGTCTGGCACTGGATTGCGGCTTTGACCCGAAGAATGCAGACTACCCGGACGACGCGATCCGCGCGGCGATTCCAGCAGCGGCAGAGAGACGCGCCCAAGACGCCCTTTTCGCAATCAGAGGATCGACCAATGAACATTGAAGACGACGACTATTGCACTGCCGATTACGGCGTTTTCGGGCATTTGTCTTGCGGTTGCTCAATGTGTAATCCGCCCCTTCCAAAGGCATACGCAGCCCGCATGAAGCCGCGATTTGACGAAGAACGGATTAGCCGAGATTTTAATCTGCACATGATTGATCTCTACAATAGGAAAATCAAATGACTAACCGCGAAACACTCTTGGCGCTGGCCGACCGCGTGGAATCGATGGACGGGCCTGATCGGGCGGTCGATGCGGAGATTGCATTCGACCTATTTGCCAAGCCTTGCGGAAAGAAGTCAGACGGAGGCCCTAGAGGATATTTATGGCCGGAGGACAGCCCGTCATGGAATTTTGGGCTTCGCTTCACTGGCACTAGCTTTGAACAAATCCTGAAAAATAGAAGAGGTCATGAAGAGACACTTCTAATTGAAAGGGATAACGGAATAGTCCTCATGAACGATCTTAGGATCAAAAACTACACTGGATCACTCGACGCGGCCATGACGCTTTGTCCTGACGGATTTTGCGTTTGGGCAATGGGGCAGATACCTGACGACTGCTGTTTCTATGCTGAATTGTGGCGGGACGGCAGCACTAAAAGCGAGGGTGAGATACGTTCGTCATCGCTTGCCCAAGCCCTTGTCGCAGCCTGTCTGCGCGCTCAGGCGGGAGGGGAGTGATGCTGACTAACGCACAGATCGCCGCTGGCTGGAAAGCGCATGACGGCGGGGAATGCCCGGTGCCGCCTAAGGCGCGAGTTCTTTGCATTTTACGCAGATATCCATTTGACTTGGAAGGCAGCGCTTCCTTTTTCCGCTGGT